AGTTGTCATCACTAACGCTAATGTTAGTGGTGCTACTGGTGGGACGTATCTTGCGGAAGCAGTCTTCTCAATTGCCCAGAAGATGGACGAAAACGATGTGCCTGAAAACGAAAGGTATGTTGTCCTTCGGCCTATTCACTATTACAAAATGGTTCAGGATACCAAAGCAATCAATCGAGATTGGGGAGGTGCTGGGTCATACGCAGATGGTGAAGTTCTTAGGATTGCTGGGGTCACTGTACTGAAGTCGAATCATTTACCGGCTTTGGCAAACGTGACTTCCCACGATACCAATATGATCCAAACCTCTAATAGTTATATTGGAGATTTCAGGAAGGTTATTGGTGTCGGATTCCATAAATCAGCAATTGGAACTGTTCAACTGATGGGCCTCAAAGTTGAGAGCGAGTATGATATCAGAAGGCAGGGACATTTGATGGTGGCGAAGTTCGCACTTGGAACCAACTGGCTCCGTCCTGAGTCTTGTTATCAGTTGAATTACGGCACCAATATCACCGATGGCGTTGTAATTTAACCTTTTTAGGGGGCTTCGGCCCCCTTTTACCCTCCTTACACACAATCAAATGCCTACAGTAGTCGAGAACCCTAAACTGGAAGCAGTGAATGTCATGCTTTCGGTAATCGGGGAGGCCCCGGTCAACAGTTTAAAGTCAGGTCTGGCAGATGCAGAAGCGGCAGAGAGGATCTTGAATAGGGTGAACAAGGAAGTGCAGACCGAGGGCTGGACTTTCAACACACTCAGGGAATACCCGCTCATCCCCGATTCAACCGGGAAAATCATTCTTCCCTCCAACACTCTGAAGCTAACATGCGTTGGAACCTCAAGGGATTACCCTTTAGTACAGAGGGGTTTGCGGCTTTATAACTACGAGAAACACAATTACTCCATCGGGGATTACTACGATGAGGTGAAAGTGGACTTGGTTGAGGAGATTGATTTCAACGATGACCCGACTGAAGAAAATAATTCCCTTCCTGAATATGCCCGGCGATATGTTGCTGTCAGAGCGTCAAGGGTGTTCATCGGGAGATATCTGGGTTCACAGGAAATTTACGGCTTCAGTGAAAAAGACGAAGCACTGGCACGGGTAGGAATGAAACAGGCCGAGGGGCTTGTTGCTAAACGGAGTATATTCGACCATTTCCCCCGTGGGGAATACAACCTTCATGAAGCATATCACAGGTTAATCTAGTGGCTTTAATCAACGATAGTTTCCCTAATTTTTCTGACGGGGTTTCGCAACAACCTATGGTTTTGCGTCTTCCCACTCAGGGGGATGCCCAAGAAAATGCGATTAGCGACCCGGCACAGGGGTTAAGCAAACGCCCGTGTACAGAACATCTTGCCAAGGTGGGTGATGTCGCTACTGCCAACTCGTTTGGTTCAACCATTATCCGTTCTTCGACAGAAGCTTATTTTCTACTTATCAGACCAGACCAACCCCCTACAATTTTCGATACTTCTGATGGGTCGGTAGTTTCAGTCAACATCTCTGAACCAGATGACCATGCCATCACTTCGCTTATTGTAACCGTTGAACCAGACCATCACGGCGTAATTACCACACCATCAGCACATGGATTAGGCGTAGGGGAGAGGATACAGGTAAACTCTGCGGAAGTGACCAGCGGGACCAATTATTATAATGGGGAATTCACCACCATTACCGGGACGGCAGGAACAACCATCAAATACGAGATGGCAGGGTCACCCTCTGTCAATGCTTCAGGTTCTCCAACGTATGCCAAGGTTTACACAACTGGAACCGATTACGACAATATTTGTGATTATGTAAAGGATTCAACCCCGGAGACCAACATTCGTATTGTTTCTATTGCAGACGAAACCTTCGTCCTTAATAAAACCAAAGAAGTCGAGAAGTCCAGCACTGTCACCACCAACCGAGATTTTTATGAAGCGGCAGTCTGGGTCAGGATTGGAGATTGGGGAACGACTTACACAATTACATTTCAGGGAGATAAAAAATTTTCCCATTCTGTTAAAAGCACAGATGACTATGCAGATGCCGACAGTATCAAAGAGTCTGATACCACAACAAGGGAAATCACGGCACAACTCGTAAAAGCCTTAAATAACGATACAACCCCGACTTATTCCAGTGGGGAAGTAAGCTTTACTGTCACCCATTCAGTTTCAGGAGCCGTCAGCCCTGCGATCACCGCATATCATCGTGAAGAAGAAAGTGTTATTTACTTTAAGACCGCAAACAGAACCACCGACTTTGAAATAGAAGCAAAGGATTCCAAAGACTTTGGACACATGAGGGTCTTTAAGGAGAGAACCCCAAAATTTGCCAATCTCCCGACCAAAGGCCCGACTGCAATGAACGGGTTTGAGATCAAGGTAGCCGATGATTTTACGAAGAACCAGGATGATTATTATGTGCGAGCCGTTTATAACGATTCCACCAAGGAAATCACCTACGAAGAATGCTCCCTTGATAACACCACCCACCAGTTTGATGCATCCACGTTGCCACGCAGGTTGGTGCGTAACAGTGATGGATCTTATTCACTGAAATTAACAAACTGGGATGCCAGAGTAGTGGGTGATGAGGAGACTAATCCTTATCCCGATTTCATTGATAGCACTTTAACTGAAATATTTTACCACCAAGGCAGGCTTGGGATTCTAAGTGAAGAAACCCTATATCTTAGTGAAACCAACAAATCGACAAACTTCTGGCTGACAACTGTTCTCTCTAGTCTCGACACTCAGGCCATTTCCCTCTCATCAGCCGGTTCTGAAATCAGCAATCTTGAATATGCAATTCCGCATAATGAGAATCTTATTCTGTTCGCCAAACTGCAACAGTTGGCACTTCGTTCAGAATCGGTCCTCACTACCAAGTCGGCGGCAATCAAAACTGTCACCAACTTTGAAACTTCGATAAAGGCGGCCCCCACAAGTTCCGGGCGTTTCATATTCTTTTCAGAGAAGAAGGGAGGACATACCGGCATTCGTGAATATTACGTTGACAGCACCACCAACACGATGGATGCCCAAGCGATCACGATGCACGTTAATAAATACATCCCCGGTGAAGCCACTCAGTTGTTAACAAGCTCCAATGTGGATCTGCTTCTAGTCAGGACGGATGATACTTCTTCAGATGATGTGATCTTTGTTTATCGCTACACATGGGTCGGGTCAACGAAAGTGCAGGCATCATGGTCTCAGTGGAAGTTTGACGGGAAAGTAAGGGCTATGGGCTTTGTCGAAGCAGATTTAATATTGGTTGTTGAAAGGACAGTAGGGGGGACAACCCGGAGTTATATCGAAAAGATGAATTTGGGTCGAGACAGTGCAGAAGCCGAGACAGATATGGAATCTGCCATTCTATTAGACCGGCGGGTGAAGCTGACCAGCGACTCCGCATACACCAACTTCAACACTACTTATTATTTAGATGCAGGTTCTGGAAATGCGGATTTGGTTTATGTTGATAAATACGGCGATTCCAAAACAGCAACAGAAATAGCCGCAATGACCCTCTCTAGTAGCAACCCGTTGTGGGCAGGAACAAGGTATGATTTCCTTTATCGTTTCAGTGAGCCGGTGGTTCGTGTCGCAGAGGGGCAGGCCGCAACTACAGCAGGAAGGATTCAACTTCGCTCCATGTCAGTTAACTATGCAAACACGGGGTTTTTTAAGGTCATTATCAAACCACAGGGTCATGATGTTTTAGACGGGACAACTGCCGTCAGAAGCACCAACACCCACGTAATGAATGGAAGGCTTGTGTCACAGAAGGAAAACCAAACTGATAAATCACCTATTGTCTCAGGGACTTTCAGGTTTCCTGTTTACTCCGTTTCCACCGGCGTTCAGGTCGAAATCCAATCTGATAACCATCTGCCTTGCAGTTTTCAGGGTGGAGAGTGGGAAGCGCAGTTTCATAGGCGCACAAGGAGGATCTGATGTGTGGATATGTTGGAGGTGCGCTGGCGTTAGCCAATATTTACGGGGCTGAACAGGAATATGCGTGGAATGTTGATGTCCAAAACCGCAAATATGCACAGAAAGAGCGTGAACTTGCCCATAAAGCAGAGATGGCGGGTAAAACTGCCGCATCTAAGATGCTCCGGGCCAAGTTGGAAGCCGAAAGAGAGAAAGAAAAACTCAGTGAAGCACAATTAGAATTAATTATACAGTTGATGCAGGAGCAGTCTGCGGCTGATGCAGAAGCATTCGCCAAAGGGAAGAAAGGCCAGAGCGTAGATGCGACCAAACGACAGTTGACCAGTGCGAACCTGAGAGAATTGACCAAAGTAAAGGGGGGTATGGAAGATTTAAGACTCTATCTGTCTCAGCAGATTTCAGACACAACAGAAGAATGGAAGTACAACCTTGATTCAGTCGATCTCGCCCTAGAAGGGGCCAAGCTTGAGAAGGAGGAAGCAATTGGTGATTACAATCTGGTCCGTGTGGGACATCTGGTGTCACTGGCACAGGGATATATCACTGATAAACAGTTGGGAGATGAGTGGTTTAAAGATAAACCAAAATTAGTTGAATGGAAGGGTGAAAAGGCAAGCAGAGGGTTGAATCTGCGAAGCGGAATAAGAACCACTAAATCTGGATATTCTGAGCTTAGACCCCAAAGACAATCAATAAGACGAACCCGCAAACTTTTCCAATACCAGACAGGTAAACCATAATGGCAACAAGAGGGCAATTACTGAGAAGCTACATCTCTCAGTTTGGTGAAATCCTGGTAACAAACCGTAAGCTTGAGGTTGAAGCAGGAATCAACCGGGTTCAGGAACAGGTTGCCAAAGGATTGGTTACGCCCCCAACAGACGAGCCGCTTAGAGACAATCGGTTGTATAAAAGCGCATGGCGTGACGCACGGGCCGAGAACATGGGCCGGGAAGCTGGTCGGTCACTGATGGATGGTCTACCGGCGATGATTGCCGAAACCATGCAAGACTACCGATACGACCAAGAAGGTGAGACTCCATCTGAAAGAATGACCTACATGGTAGACGAGTGGTGGTCGAAGCATAAACGTAATGTCGGCTTTGGAGACCTGTCGGTTAACCCGAATTACACGAAACAGTGGGAAGCCTACAAGACACGGGCTTATGGGGCATTGCGGGATGTTGTCCAGACTGAGACAACGAAACAGGCGTTGAATGAAGCCAGAGGGGTGATCCAGACAAGGCTGGGGGGATTGGTTACAACTATCGGCCCCGGAGACTTTGATGCGAAATCGGTGAATTCCGAATCTTACCAAGCAATTCGTGATGAGCTTGTCGGGATGAACTACCCCTTGATACGATCCCAGATTGAGGGACTGCTTCATGATGAAGTGGTTTCCAATAATATGGACACCCTTTCTGACCCCGGTAGTACCCAAGACCAATGGCTTGAATCACTTACCAGAATACAGTCACTGGATGAGAAGGGCTTTGCTGACAACGGGATGTCACTAAGCGAGATTATAACAGGATCAAAAAGCCCTGAAAGCGAAGCATCGACTAGGGCATTAAGAGCGTTTAATGCTCGGATGGAAGGACAAAAAAAGTCTCTCAACTCTCAAAACAAGACATCCCAAGATCGAGTATATAGGGAGTTGATGGCTTTAAGTGATGTGGAGTTCGCCCAAGTATCTAGGGGTTTTATCGCCCGAAATGCACCAGCAGGAAACATAAAAACCCTTTTAGACCGTTGGGATAAGGTCAGAAAGAAAGACCCCATAAAACTGAACCCGGGGATGAATTCTGAAAAGGAATGGATTTACAACAAGATTAGTGGGTATTCGTCTGAAATGGATCTTTGGAGTGAACTGAAACAAGACCCGGTGCTTGGCCTTGAGGAGAACGAGGAACATGCAAGGGCAGTAGTC